CCCTCGGCTTCTTTAATATGTTCATCAGATAAATCTGGAAATTGTTTTTTTAATTCTGGTATACTTATTTTTCTAATTTCACCAACATAATAAAGATCATCAAAGTATGGTGAGTTAGTTTGTGAGTGTACTATATCAGCCGGATCAACATATTCAATTTTAATTCCTTCAGCTGTATTAAAACTATTTTTTACACATGCTATACCAAGAACAGTAATATCATAATCTAATCTTTTTTTAATTAAATCATATTTATTTAAATCCATTAAATTATTTAATGCTTCTTCTTGTGCAATTTCAATTGATTCTTTATAATCTAATTGCATGTGTAATGCTAATTCATCGCTATTTTCAGGTAAATTATTTACATCGCTTTTAAATGTATTGATACCAGTTGTTGTAATAACATTATTTTTAAAATCTTTCAACTTCATGTCTTCAACAATATCATTAACGTAATCTGTTCGTTGTTGTAATGATGAAGGATCTTGAGAGTACGCTTTTAATTCATATGTTCTTTCAGCTATTCCATTAACAACAATATCTACAAATTTAGGTATAATAGGTACTGGAGTCCAATCTAAATTAAGATACGATAAATCACCATTAATAGATAATTCATCTTTATATTTTTGTATTGATTGTTCTCCTCTAGCATAAAGTTTTAACTGATGATAATTTTGTTTCGTTGCAAAATATCTTGAATTTCCTCTATCTTTTTCAAACCACTCAGCTTCTATTGCTCCACCAACACTTAATCCGTATTCTAAACTTGATTTTTCTGCATCACTAACAGTTTGACTTGGAAATATACTCTTTGGTTGTTGTTTTACCATTTTTATTCTATTATTTGTGATCTTGTGCCAGTATTTTTATATCTAGCAAAATTAATATCTACTTTTTCTTTTTCTATTTTTGCATTTGGTCTATATAAATGTCTATTACATGCCATTATAGCAAGTCCAGAACTTATTGTTGCATCAAATTTTGTTCGTTTATTTATATCAAATCTTGACCAATCATTTAATGTTTTATTAAAATACATATTACCATATGTTTCGTCTTGCTTTAAACCAACATTATCTTGAATATACATTTCAATTGCAGACGCATGCGCTTGTTTAATATCTTCACTTGTATTTGGAATTCCACCTATTTCTTTTTCTGTTACAGATAGTTTATTCCAAACTTTATCAGGTCTATTCATTGAATAACCTCTATAACCTCTTCTTCTTAAATAATATAATAATCTAGGTTTATTATTTTCAGCAAGTACAGGCATACCATAAAAATATAATGCCATTAATACATCTTCAAAAAACATTTCAGCTGTTGCGGGTCTCGCTACATATTCTAAAAAAAATTGGTTTAATGGAGCATCTTCCATAGAGAATTTAGTTAATCCATGAAGAGCACCTTTTGATCCTTGACCATCCACAGTACCAGATATATCATAACTATCACACCCAAAAGTACCCATGTGTTCATTACCTGGATATTTTACTCCATTTTTTATTATAACATTATTTTGCAAATGTGATTGTGGAACCCAACTAACGTTAAATCTTCCTTGTAAATTTGGATAAAATATTACTTGTGTGTCTTTTACACCATTTACCCACTGAAAATTTCCTTTTGTAATTTGGGATGAACTATATAATTCTTCATTATAATCTATTTGTTCATATATTTTAGCGAGATTAAAAATACTATGTTTTGTTTCATCTCTAAAAGCGTGTTCAATAGTTCTAGGAAATTGTCTATAAAATTCGTTTAAATTATCTTGATCATTTTTAAGACCCTCAACTTCATTTTCCCAATGTTCTATTACACCTGTATCTATTAAATCATTATGGAATGAATAAACAGCATCTTTAGGCGTATCAAAAACTGGCATACCATGCTTATCCATAAATCCTTCGTAATTCCACTCCATTGGTACAAATAAACTGTATAAACCAGATTTAGTTTGTCCATTTTTATTTCTTTTTTCTACATTAGAATCTTTAAATAATTTTTTAAAATTATTACCACCCTTATCTAATGCATTTGATGTAGATCCCATCATGCATTTACCAATAATTCTACTACCTAATCGTAAACATGTTTTTGTTACTCTCCAATTATGTAGTATATTATCAGGTCTTTCCCATTTACCACTTTCATCGTGTACTAGTAAATTAAGTTTTTC